GTCCAATCTTCACTGAAGAAGAATGGGATAACGTACGAATTGTCTGAATGGTTATTACCTTGGTCATCACAACCAACCCATGCGGTTGCTTTCGCTTGGGATTCGTTATACAAGTGGGTGTGAACAGAATTAATGAATCCTGAATCTAATTTAGACACTTCTTGACCACCTACCCAAAGTGAAAATTCGGTTGGCTGGGAGAATGCGGTTTCGTTTTTATTGTATATACTAGCGTTATGGTTTTTATTATTGATGTTTGTACCTTCAATCCATATATAGCTTAAAAGATCTCCCTTGGATTTAATTGGGATGGAAACTTCGTTTCCCGAACCAAACGTACCGATATAATCGAGGCGTTCTGGTTTAATTGCAAAGTTGGTGTGACGTTTATAGTTTTGTCTGAAGAACGAGACTTGTGGGTCGCCTGTGATGTACACATCTTGGGCACCGACCGATACGAGGTCAATCAAAGCAGCTGACATATTTTACTAATATAGTATATTAAAAAAATTGAGCATAAACGTATTAAGAGACATGGTTGTTTTTCAAGCCCTCACATGGGAAACCGAAGATAAACACGCACAGCATTTGATACATATTTTTGGAAAAACACAAGAAGGTAAATCTGTATGTGTTACGACAGAATTTTCACCTTATTTTTTCATAAAACTCCCTACTGATGATTATAGTACACGCGCTGAACTATATTATGAGAGTATTATGAAACGGTGTCCTGGTTTAATAATTAGTTATGAGATACAGTCGTCTATGGACGTATGGGGGTTTCAAGATAGTAAAAAGTTCTATTTTATGAAACTTACTTTTGAAACACTGGCAAATCGTCGTAAAGTTGGATACGCTCTTAAAGAATCGTTGAGGATATACGAAGAACCGCAACCACGAGTATACGGTGAACCGTACGATATACCGGAACCCCAATTTGTAAAATTAAAACTTTACGAGTCTAATTTGGAACCGGTCCTGAGGTTAATGCATATAACTGGTATTCAATCGACTGGGTGGTTGGATTCTGGTGATGAATGTACACCAACAAATTATGCAAACACTGATTTAGATTTGATGTGTTACGACTGGAGAAATCTAAAACCTGTTAATAAACCTGAAACTGCACCATTTGTTGTAGCTTCTATTGATATTGAGTGTAATAGCTCTACTGGTAAATTTCCTAGTGCGGATATATACGGTGATTGTTGTTTTCAAATCGCCGTTTCGTTATGTTCATTCGGTACTGATATACCTTATAATAAGACGTGTTTCTGTTATAAGAAAACGGACCCTGACCTGGAAGGATGTACTATTCTAAGCTATGATTCAGAAAGGGGAATGCTTGAAGCCTTTAGTGAATACATGGTAAAAATGGATATTGATATTATTACCGGGTGGAACATATTTGGATTTGATATGGAATATATAATGACGCGTGCAAAAATGGTCGGATGTTCCAAAAACTTTTTTGAAATGAGTAAACTTAAGGGGTATAAATGTGAAATGAAAATTAAGAAATTATCTTCTAGTGCACTCGGTGACAATGAACTTAAACTCTTACCAATACCTGGACGTTTTATATTCGATTTATTTCACGAAGTTAAAAAGGGGTATAAACTTGATTCATATAAACTTGATAACGTTTCTAAATTATATCTAGGTGATCAGAAAATAGACATGTCTCCTAGGGAGATGTTTGCGCGTTTTAAGGAAGAAGACCCTGTAAAATTACGTGAGGTAGCGGAGTATTGTATTAAGGATACAATTCTTCCACACAGATTACTCTCTAAACTTTGTATACTTATTAACCTTATAGAGATGGCAAAGGCAACTTGGGTACCCTTATGTTACCTTGTAGAAAGGGGTCAACAAATTAAAGTGTTTAGCCAGTTAACAAAAAAAGCACGCGAAATGAATTATATAGTTCCTACTATTCAATGGGGTGAAGGGTTGGTAGATGGATACGAAGGAGCAACTGTACTCGAAGCGCAAAAAGGTGCGTACTATACACCGATAACCGCTTTGGATTTCGAGGCGTTATACCCATCTATAATGGTCGCACACAACTTATGTTATTCAACCATGATTATGGACCCCATTTATGAAAATAAAAGATTATATCCAGATTTGGAGATCGAAACGTTTGGTAATTATAAATTTGTACAAAATGTACCGAGTCTTGTACCGAGTATCTTAACAGAACTTAAACAATTTAGAAAACAGGCTAAGAAAGACATGGCCAAATCATCGGGATCTTTGAAAGAAATGTATAACGGTAAACAATTGGCGTATAAGATATCAATGAACTCTGTGTATGGTTTCACGGGTGCATCGAAAGGTATGTTACCTTGTGTTCCCATAGCGTCAACAACAACAATGAAAGGACGTATGATGATAGAGGATACTAAGAATTACGTCGAAAAACATTACCCGGGTGCGAAGGTAAGGTATGGTGACACGGATAGTGTAATGGTTGAATTTGACGTCGGTGAACGTAAAGGTGAAGATGCTATTAAATATAGTTGGGAACTTGGTGAACGCGCGGCGGAGGAGTGTACAAAACTTTTTAAGAAACCAAATAATCTCGAACTCGAAAAGGTATATTATCCATATTTTCTATATTCGAAGAAACGATACGCGGCAAAATTATGGACAAAGGGTAAAGATGATAAGATGAATATGGATTATATAGACGTAAAAGGTCTTCAACTTGTTAGACGTGATAATACACCGTACATGCGTGAAGTTTGTAAAGAATTACTTGATGTTATTTTGGAGAGTAATGACACAGTTGCACCAAAGGCACTCGCTTTACAACGTGCCGTAGAATTACTAGAAGGTGACGTTCCTAATGATAAATTGATTCTTTCACAACAACTTGGAGACTCGTATAAATCTCAGAATTTGCCACACGTACAAGTTCGTAATAAAATGCGTGATAGACAACCCGGTTCTGAACCACAATCTGGTGATCGTGTACCTTTTATTTTATGTAAAACATGGGATCCTCGTGCAAAAGCATACGAAAAGGCAGAAGATCCTAAATATGCATTGGAAAAAAAGTTGGATATAGATTATCCGTACTATTTTCTTAATAAATTTCTCAACCCTGTGTGTGACTTGATTGAACCGTTATTTGATGATCCCAAAGAAGAAATATTCGGAGAACTCATATCGGGCTCTAAACCGGAAAAACGTAGTAAATTGTGTGATTATGATCCAAAACAGAAACGTATATCTGATATATTTAAACTTAAAAAATAGAACACATTATAAAACAAGAGAGTATGATTGAATGTATTTTTTCAGAAACATATACAATTTATGAAAAAAATTTAAATCAACTTGAAAAACATAAACTAATAAAATTATATCGCGCGTTATCTATCAGATACAACAAACCATTTTATGAAATTTCTAAAAACTGTAAAATCGTAAACATAGAAGAAGATATTGATATACCGAAAACTCTAAATGAACGTGATTATGATAATAAAGAATATTCGGATTTATTAACATGTATGTTAGAACATACATTCAAAAGAATTGATAAAGTAATCATCCAATCCTTAGAACGTGTATCCAAAGAAAATGTTGGATTGATCATTTTGAAAAACAATCTGGATTTGATTCAAGATACTCATAAAAAGTCACAAACAAATGGGTATTTATGCCTTGGTATTAATAGTAAAGGTACTGTATGTTGCCAAAGAGCTGTAAGAACTGTGGGTAAGTTTCAATTTTGTAAAAAATGTGCAAAAAATGCAACTATAGAAGATGTACCTGTTCGAACATATCACGGGAACATTTATTCTAATTCTGATAAATCACATAGTGACAATTCTGATGATGATAATCCGTTCCCGTGTAATACACATTTTAACAAAGTTACTTAAAGTTATGCTTATTTTAATATATAAGATGAATAGATCAAATGTATTATTAACGTCTATAAATGAATTCTACGGAATACATGAAAACCGTGATATTTTGACACAGATATTAAATAAATCCGGTGGTATTTCATTAAGAAATTTAGAATGGTTTATTACAAATTATTCAAAAAAGAACAACTTAACTTATAAGACGTGTGATGGTAAATTGTTTAGCGTTCACGTCGCTTATAAATCGAGTTTAGATGGTTATAGTAAAAAGTTATTTGATCCATTTTGTAGAGCGGATAAAATCACATATAACATACCTGGTACAGCTAATGAAATTCATACAACTGTTGCTCAGTTAAATTTCATTAGATGGTGTATAAAAAACAATATAATTGATTATATAAAAGATCATAAAATGCAATTATTTAATAAGCGCGTACCATGAAACCATTTTCGAATGAAAGTGTTTGATAACCAACATAATACATGTTAAGTGTATAATCACTCGTTAATCCATTTACCATTTTTACATCTAGAACAGTTTTATTAGATTTTAATTGACTAAAATCCAAACTTCCCGACGGTTCCACGTTAATCGGATTCATCGAGAATGCATACGTGTATATATTTCTAAACGGCCTTGATAATCGGTTCGATAAAGGTATCGTATATTTGTAATATTTATGATCACTATCTTGAAAACCAGGTACATCTTCACCATTTATAAATATTTTAGCGCTTAGCATTGGTGGATTATAAAATTCATTTATTATTGAATATTGTACATTCGATGAAAAGTTATACCTATTTGCAAATACATTTGCTAATAAATTATTACCACCGGTAAATATTTTTTCGTCTTCAAACTCTTGACGTCTAAAAAACCAATTAATACTTTTAACTGGTATTTTAGGAACGAGTTCAAGTTTGGCACTCGTTTCACCAGCTTTTATAACAGTCGATGGATGTCTTTGTACAAAATCGGTAATTAAAATATGTTTTTTGTTTTTTATGTACGAACGTTCGCGATCTTCTAATGTAATTTCTTCGGTTACGATATCAAAACTATTTAATGATATCGTACCTGTATAATTAGTAAAAAATGTTTGTGGTTTAAATTTTATATCAAATTGTATTTTTTGTTTATTAATAGCACACGTCGGGAAATACGGACGGTTTGGTTTATTTGTATCGTATTCATCACCTTCATATTTTCTTGAAAAGAAAAATGGTATGGGTATAAATAGCTTAGACTTATACTGGCTAAAAATTTGATTACCCGCTGATAGAGCTGTATCTTCGGCTAAATTTCTATTAACCGTGTACCTTTTTGTCCTCTTTTCTGATTCATCTAGGTAAAGTTCATCGTATATTATACCCCAATCGGAGTGGAATGTTTCAATAATGGTTTCGTCTATACGCATTGTTATTGATTCTATGACGTGTCTACCAACTTGATCAGCGTAATAATAATCATTGTCTCCTTCAGATGGTAATCCTGGGAGCTCCATTGAAATATACATATTAGAGAGAAGGTCACCCATATTTCTCGGGTTAAGCGTAACCTTTATAGTTTCGTTGAATGGCCAACTCGCTTTAGCATTCCCTGGTTTAATTACGTTTGTACTCTTATGAAATTTTCTAAAGTTAGAATGTCTCTTAGAATCGTAATTAAATAATGAATTCGTAGTTTCATTTTCTAATAAGTATGTATCTTGTTTACCTATCGCATTTAGTGATATTATAGCGCCTGTGTCTGGCCCACTTGTATCACACATACTATTTACTATAACACATTTTTTTAAATGTCGTTATACACGATCATTTGCCTATTTTTAAAATTTTTACATATATACTTTTTTAAGGAAATGTACCATAATTGTAAATATATTGTAGTCAATGAATAACACTGACCTTTTAACGATTTAACTTTTCCAATTTCAAAATCTCTTATTTTTTTAAAATCTGGGGTTTTTACACGTTCGAAACACGAAAAACATACACGCTTAAGACTTTGACCGAAAAATTTATAATACGTTTCATTATTATATAACCATATAGGCCTGATATTTCTATATTTCCTTATAAGCTCTCTAACTTCGTAATTATTTGATTTAATATATACATTTAAAGGACAATTACACAGAAAACAAAAACCTTTGCATCTAAACTGCACATACATAAAAGATTCAGTCGTCATTCTTTTATGTATTATAATGAAATTATACAACCCGATGGAACTCCTATTATAGGTATAAATTATGAAGAAGAAAGACCCACTGTATTAGAAGTTTTACCTAACCCCGAAATAGAAATTCAACAACGAGTACAACAACCCGGGTATCAAATATTCGATCCGAAAATTATATATTGGTTAAATTTGTTTATTATAATAATTAGTGCATATTATACACTTGTATATGATAACATGATATCTATATGTAATTGTATGGCATGTATATTACCATTACACAGTACGCAAAATAACAGTTTATACGGTATTATTGGATATACTGTATATATTATGTTTGCTATGCTGTTAACAACATTTTTGGGTATATATGAATATTTATGGTATTATGTTATTTGTGATTCTATAATTATATGCATTTTTATAACCTCAGTCGCGAAATATATAATATATATCAGGAATCAAACTCAAAATATAACTGATCATGTTGTATGAACAAAAAGACCTAGATGTTGCCAAATCGTTATACGGTAACGATATAGAAAAAAGTGAACGTTTTGCGAGAAGTATACATAAACTCAGAGAGTCTCGCAAAAAGTACGACGATAAAAGAGAAAAGTATAAAATCAAATTTATAGAAACTGTTCCCGAACAGAAAATAGAAAATAGAACAAAAGTTAATACCTGTATTGCTTTAACATTATCCGGTAAAAAATGCAATTTTAGGGCATCTTGTGGTAAATATTGCAAAAAACATTCCGCTAAAAAATAAATATATTGTAATAATAAAATGTTAGATCAGGAAACACTCAGACCCGTCATAATAGCCATGGCACTTTATCTTGCACTTTCACAACTCATACCAGAACTTTTCAAAAAACCAACAAATATTAAAATAATCGACGATATAGTTGCAATGTTGATTGCACAAAGAGGTTCACTTACATCAGGTACTATTCTCACAGGTATCATTGTTTTAGTTACGAATTACGTTAACGACGAATTCTTGTAAAACGTTTTCTTTACTCGTTAAAAATCGTGTTTTTGTGTGATCCATATACCTTATTTTTTTATTATACGCATCTTCCATGAATTCCATAAGTTGTTCCATATCTGGCTTTCCCCATTGCATACCTGCTTTATACAGAAAATCATCCCTTGGTAATTTATGAAGTTCACATTTTATAGTATATGGAGTATCTATATACTCTATAGCCCCTCCATAATCTGTTATAATCACAGGCTTATTTCTTATTGCCGCTTCTACAGCACCCATACCAACTCCCTCGGATGATGAAAAATTAACATAACAATCCGATCTACAGTGTATTTCTTCCATAACTTCATCGGAAACTAAGTCATTTATTATTGTTACATTTGGTATATTGATTTTAAACGGGTATTTACACGTTGCTTTAACAATTAATCGTGCATCGGGTTTATTTAATCTTACAAATGCTTCTAATATCTTATTAAAGTTTTTTCTCGGATCGTATACGTTACCTATATGATAAAACGTATATGGTCTTTTATCGGGTATATGTGCATGTATAACACAAAACTTTGTATCTGGGAACTGTCTTTCGAAAACATTTTTACAATATTCACTGGGTACCGCAATACTGTCAAATAGTTCGAAAAGTTTACCGTAATCTTCATGAACAGTTTCAGTTTCACAGACGGTCATACAAACAACTTTTTTTATTTTACGTTTGATTTCTGGTATTTTATCTAACCAATATTTAACAGGAAGTGCAAAAATAAAAGCGCTATCAGATTCAGGTATTTCCTGGTCTATTTCAATATATTTAGTATACCCATCTTCAGGGAAAAGTTCCATATATTTTTTACAATGTTGACCGATTCCACTCAGGAGAGTTGGCCCAATGAATAACATTTACTATAAAGATTATCTTTCTTTTATATATATTACACAATGGACTCTGTCAGAGAAAAAATAACGATTGAACTCGCTAGATCTAAAATTCGTACCGAAGAGATATACACTATCATTAAGCAAATTGCCGATCACATAGAACCACCAGCACCAGCGCCAACACCAGCGCCAACACCAGCGCCAGCACCAGCTCCAGCACCAGCGCCAGCTCCAGCGCCAGCGCCAGCACCAGCTCCAACTCCAAAGTCGGCGCCAAAACCATCCGCAAAAAAAATTACTTCACCAACTAAAAAGGCCCCAGCTAAAAAGACACCAGTTAAAAAAACTGAATAAATCTAAAACCTTTGTTGCATAGATATTGGCATTTGAGTAGGTGTAGGTACACTTTTACGGTTTATCATATAAAACCCACCACCTATTAATAGAATTATTGTCAAAAGATAGTAAAGAGGGTATTTTTTCTTTTTTTCCTTTTCCATTTGTTCGATATCTTTCTTATCTGGAAGTTTTTTAACGTTTACGTTAAGATCTTCTATCTTCCCGATAAGTTTGTGCAAAGCCTCTAGAATTTGAACCTCTCTATTTATAGGCTTTTCCTTCACATCAATGGATGTTACTTCCAATGTCATAAACCATTCTGCATCCGATTGTAAATCCGTATATGTATTATCACCCTGTAATTCATTTATTTGAAAATCGAGTTTTTGTATTGATATAGGATTGAATAGATTTGTTTGTCTGTTAAAACTTCTCCAATGTTTATCGTGTTGTTTATAATTATTAGACCCATCAAAATCTCTTTCCAGTGCTATTCTGGCAAAAACCTGTCCTCTACGTTCGTCTAACATCTGTGCAACTTTTGGTACATCGTCACACAGTATATCTATATACTTGGCACCGGTACCAGTACCAGAACCCGTATTACCAATCTGAGTAACATAAAAATCAACTAGTTTTAAACCACAAACTTTACTAATATCCGACACGTGTGTATTTGATGAAAGATCGAGATCTATTGTAAATTTGTTATTTGTACCCGTAACAAAATTTGAATCAACAGTTATGTATTGTACCTTTTTTGGCAATTCTTGGAGTGAAACCATCCTGTATTTAGTATATAAAAAAATAAATATAAATAACAGCAATAATGTTTACCTTATATGCTAGTGTATGTCGTTTATTATCACCAAATCCACAAGAATTAAAAAAGTCATATTCGTATACATCTTTTGATATTAACGTTAATGTGGAAAAAACACCGTATATAAATACACAATGTAGTAAATACGATGAAATTGTTACAATGAACGATGCTGGTGAAGTTATTGTATTAGAATATAACAAAAACGATAAAACGTTTGTTCAATATAGACCTAAGTTTAAAAGATAAGTATAAAAATATATAAAAATGAAATGGACGACTACATTGCCTTACACACGTACGACTATAAACTCTCGTTTTGTCAAGCGACAAACGAACTTCCGGGCGACATGCAAAGACTCGTATGGGAAAAACTTAACGCGTACGAATCACGTGATCTCGCATGCCCAGGAGCCCCTAAAAAACAATTACGAAATACACGATTCTCAAAAGAAAGACTCGAAACGTTGGTCAGAAAATGGAAAGGAAAATGGGGGTAATCAACTTCATCAGCGCATGAAAACATTGGCATACGAAGAGTTTTGTCACGATGATTTTAAACGTGAAGAATATGATTCATATTCATTGGTTTTGTATAGAACAATGTTAAATGAATTAGAATACGAAAGACGTAATTTGAAATACATAAACCTTTTTGGTGAAAAATGGAGAAAAATGTCCAGAAAACAAGATAATTTTACACATGAAGATAGATTAACTGAAATACAAGTTCGTATATACGAATCAGTTAACAGATGTGAAGAATTTCTCGATAAAGAACGTAAATTTAAAAAAAAATATTTCAATGATGAAAATATCAACATTGATATATTATAGATACTTAACGAATAAATTGTAATGTATAGTAATTAATGTTAAATATAATAAACCCCGGTACTAAAACACTTAGAATTTCATGCCCAACCAAACGAAAAGAAGGTATAACCGAATACGAACAGATTAAATCTAAAATAAAAAAAACTACTATAAAATACGGATCTGCAATTTCTACCTATCATTTCATTTTTCATACACCCATAGACGGCGTATCTGCAAGCTTGGGTGCAATAGCTTCATGTATATATGTAGATTCACTTTCGTCTTACGTGGACAATTTTGAAAAAAAACCCGTATTGAATAAAAGATTAGTTGTACCTACAGTCATTGCTTTATTAGAATCAACATGGAATTCATCAGATTTACCTTTCGAATTTAATATGGGTGCAACACTTTTTGGATTTTTAGCATATAAAATGTCTTTTTATCAAATACTTGCTGAAGAATTATTAATGAACGACGAGAACCTAAGTCGTATTGACGAAATATAAAAAGTAAAAAATCTAAAACATTAATACAATGTCACTTTTTTACCAGTTATTAAAAGACTCTACGAATATTTCTCATCAAGAAGAATTAGATGCTCTTTTTTCATCTGTTATAAACGGTGGTGAAAATGATATTGAATTATATAAACTTACAGCATTCGAAAGTAAATTTCCAACTAAAATTGCTAAAAATGGGGAATGTATTGCCTATATGGGGTTAAGTAAAATCGACGGACGTGAAGACATTCGATATGTTGAATTTACGCATGAAATTGAAGGGTGTGATGGTATTATTGAACCTTTCGTTGAGAGGATTAAAGAATTATTAAATATTAAAAACTTAATCATTATACCTCGTTCTATTAATCATAAAACACGTGATTTATGGACTAAGTATTTAAGTAAATATTTTACCGATATTAAAGGGGGTGAAAAGTTTATTACTAAACATAAAATACCAAGCAAATATTTACATTGGAATGAACTTACAAAAACTTTACCATGTGACACAGATTTGTTAGATGAGTACATTGATACTGTCATGAACAATTAAAAATTAATCTTACTTAAACATTACGACTTTTAATATTATATATACAAATACAATGCCTTACTTAACACACGAATTATTAAAAAACTGTACCACGCTATGGAAACTTGATAACATTAATGATCTGTGCTCTAACCTATGTGGTGTAAAATCTACTGTTTATGGGTTAAAGGCGGATTTCGGATTTCCTAGTCATCTCATTCCTAAAAATACTAATAACTATATCGCATACATCGGTATTCACAAAAAAAAATTAATCACTTCTTATGGACAAGCACATTTTATCACCTTTTACCACGAACCTAAAAACTATCAATATCAAAGAGACCTCGGTATATTGGAGTACATGTATAACATTTACATGGATCAAATGAGCGATGAACTCACCGACGATGAAAATTACGATGAAACTGAAAAATTAAGAGTGGAAGTTTTTCCGTATAAGATAACATCTAAGAATATTGAATATTGGAAGACGGTAATCCAAGATGATTGGGATATAGTTGACAAAATTGATTTGGACGATTTGATCGATGATTTTGGAATAAGGGAACGTATAGATTGGACAGAACTTTATCTTTCTTTACCCGAAAACATCGACGACGATATAACCGAATTGGATGATTCTGAAGAAGAAATGGAATCTGACATTGAAGAAACTGACAGTGAAATCGAAGAAGGTGAAATTGTGAGTGATAGCGAAACCTAAGTATAAAAATAAAATAAAATAAAATAAAATAAAATGCGACCAAACTGTCCCTACGAGAACTGTTACTGTAGATCTGGTAAGAACGGATTCTGTTTAAAACATAAAGAAATCGGTGAAGCTGTTCAAGCTTTACTCATGTTATCAAAAAATAATAATAAAAAATAAAAACTTTATAATAAGTAATAATGCCAGAAGTTGATAATACACTTCATAAAATAATGTCATTTATAGATGATCACTCGGGCGAAATACCCGAAGGCGATTATTTAGATATGTGTAATAAATTACGTGACGTGTATAGAGTAGAAGATAGACCCCCCGTTCGTGTACGAACTTTACCTCGTAGTCTACAAACAAACCCATTTGATTCTATTTACGAAAAATGTATGGTATTGGTTAGAAAAAGAAAAGAAATTAAATCAAATATACTAAAACATAAAATAAGACAAAGGATAACCCGAAGATTTAAAAAAGAAGCAATCGATGCTTTTTGTAACGCCCTAAATTTACCATCGTATAACAGTTTAGATGAATTACGGAACGATGGTTACATAATAGATACTCATTCATTTTTTACTGATTATAAGAATATAATGAATGATCATATCAGAGGATTACAAACTGGTTATGCCGTCGAACTTGATAATATAGAACTTGAAATGGACAGGATTTGTCATTTTATAGAAGCAACTGATAGAGTTATCGATTCATTTTATGAAATAGAGGTGACTGTTCAAACCTAAGTTATAAATAATATATAAAAAAATAAAAACAATAGTAAAAATGGACGACCTTGTAAATTTAATGCGTTTAATTGACTTGAATTCCGAGATAATATCTGAAGGACATTATCTTGAAATGTGCAACTCTATAAAAAACGTTCATGAAACCATTTCTCAATTAAATTCGAAATATGATTCTGAATCCGAATCTGACGATGATACACAAAATTTTTATACATTGGAAAGAAGAAATGGTAGTAATGCAATACTTGAACCATTTACTCCACCTATACCATTCTTAGCTGAAAGGTCTAGATATTACGAAGATGATAATAATGAAGAGAATACCTTATATGCGAATCCTGAAGAAAGAGAAGAATTGATGAATTATATGAATTCAATAATGCCATATAATTCTTACACAGAAATGGCAAATGAATTACGAACTCTCGAGGTTGAGCAAAATGAGTATAATATATCTTATATGAAAAGATTGGATGAAAAAATAGTTCGAATGCAAAGAACTATTAATAAAACTAAAACAAGACAAAGAATTACAGCAACTGTTCGTAAAGAAGCTGTAAAAAGACGCGCACAAGAACTTGGTATACGATTATCTAGATATACACTTGGTAATTTATTGGACAAGGGACACAATGTAGGCAATGAAAGAGAATTTTACAAAGCCTACCTTGATGATTATAATCAAGAAACGGTAAACAAACTTCGTGATTTAAACATGGAGTTACTTCAAACTATTGGCGAGAGAGAAACTATTAGACTTGAAATAAACGAGTTTCATTAATATTTTATTTAAATATCATTTTACACCATTTTTCATTAATATTACCGAAAGGCGAATACTCGAACAGTAAATGTATTAACGCACCCGAAATAATTAACACACCCGTTCCCTTATATATAAACTTTGTAAGACTCATTACTAAAACCTGTAACATTAAACCTATAAAAAGTGCTTCTAAAAGAACTGTGGTCACAGGACGGGAACTCATTTATATTTAATCAATATTTTTTTCTCCTGATACAATATAACAAAACACAAAATGTCTTATAACTCTAACAAGTATAACTCCGTACCAATTTTCGCGTTCGTCGCAGTACTTATCGCTGTCGCGATATACAGTGGTGTTCTCTATTCAAAAACACCAGCCAAAGAAGATCTTACAAAAGATGAATAAACATAACTATTAATAATTATCTCGTGATATATAAAATGATACCTCTTCTTTTAATCATTCTATTTATCATTTTTCTATTATACGTATTACGTAAACGACATGTTGAAGAATACTTAATAGAAGGTGTGAATCTTTCATGGAGAAACAAATCAGGAGTTGAAGGTATAGTAGAAAAATGGACTCTCGTTGTTAAAGATACACAGGGTAATGAAATACACAGAACTGAAAATAGTGATTTGAATAATAGAAAAAATGATACGGATGTTACACTTAACGTTTTTACGGATAAAACTTTTGGCGATAATATTATTGGTAACAATACGATTGATATTTATTATAACGACGGTTCGGGTGATAAATTAATTAATACACAAATCCTTCGTTTTGAAAAAGATGAGTTTAATGAAGATATAAGTAGTTTTGAATTCCGTAATTTAGATATGTCAGCTTGGGAAAATGAACAGAATAAGGATTGTGTTGGTGTATATTCAAAAGTTAAGAAAGATAAATCAACCCCGGGAACGGATAAGTTTGGGTGTGGACCTTCTGATGATCCTAATAAACACAATTGTCAATTTTGGGAATATAAACACATACAAAAACAACTCGGTACGGGTAAACCGTGTACACGTAATGAAGGACACGTTATTAAAGTTCAATGGCCTAAAAAAGCAAACACCGATAGAGTAGGTTTACAATTTGTCGATGACCCTGATCCCAATACAGATTCTAAAGTAGCTGATACCCCGCAACATTATAAGTCTCTATTTGATCAACAACAAGCAGTCGTAGATGAACAAGAAAAGGAAAATGCTAAGATCGCAAAAGAAGCGGCGGATAAGGCGGCCGCGGAAGCATTTGGTGGTTTAATACCTAACCAAACTAAACTAGGTGACGATGGTTGGTGTGGTCACGGCGGTGTTGTGATACATCAAGTGGATGGGGATGTGAATACGGCAAAAGGGTGTAAACGTATATGTTCAGATATAAACCAGGTATGGACACGAGACACTTCGTATGGAAAGTGGGACTCTGCCGAAGCTAATCGTATAGTAGAAGAGTGTACAGATGCTAAACTCGATATAATATGGGAAAAGGATGGCGATGGTAAACGTAAACTTCGTTCGGGTTTCACAGCGAGTAAAGATTACGTTCCTCCATCAACATCCACAGGAGGTATACGGTACGTATGGTTCGGGTACGAAAATTCTAGTTGGAGTAATAGACCCCTAAATATAAGTGAGATTGAAGTATATTCTGGTGGTGTAAATATTGTGAAAGATTTCGGTGATGACAAAGTCAAGAGTAGTAGTGTATATGCCTTTTGGACAAGTCCAAAAAAACTATTTGATGGAAATAAGTCAAATATGGCACATACGAAAGATAGTAAAACAAATTACTTTAAAATCGATTTGGGAAAAGAGTACTCGGTGATAGATAAGGTTATGGTATACAATAGACATAATTGTTGTTACGATAGATGGGCGGAATCGTTTGTCAAGTTATTGAATACTAATGGTAATGAAATTATGAGATCAACAGACACATTACCATCTGATAGGAGTAAAGCCACAAATTATAAGGAAGGTGGAGTTAGAGTTAAAACATTTACATTCGGTAATACTGTTGTGACTTCGTCTTCTAGTGAACCAATGAATTCAGGTGGATTTAAATGGTACTATTATGAGGGTTCATACTTTTCAGTCCCTTCTTCATTTAATAATAAAGAACCGACGGCGGAGGGTACAGGTGTTACGGATTTTAGTAGTAAACATAAGGCGACAGGTGAGTATTTACCTAATAATGGTAGTAAAAGTAACTATGCTGTTCGCTGGCAAGGTCGTTTTGTACCTAAAGAGACGGGTACACACAAATTCTGGACAAAGTCTGATGATATGAGTTATTTGTACGTAGGTAATACCAAGGTTATTGATAATGGTGGCTTACATGGTGAGGTAGAGATAGATGGAACATTTAATATGACGAAAGGTAGAAAGTACCTTATTGAAATATTCTTTAGTGAAAAGGGTGGTGGTGACGAAATGATAGTGTCGTTCAAGGAACCAAACGGGACTAAAACAACAAATTTCGGAGGGTATATGGTTAATGATACTAAAATATGTTCCAGTGAAATGTTCGGTGGTAGAAGTAATAAAGGGGTCACTGATTATAAACACTGTATGGAATGTGCACATAAATGGGAACCTGGACTACATAAAAGATCAATAAATTGTGAAAATTTATGGTTCGATGATTAAAAAAAATTCAAACATTTTTATTTAAAAATTCAAGATAAACATGTTTGAAAAAAAAATATATGGTTAAATTAATAATAATGTATTATCCTCCACCACGACGAGGTTCCAATAGTACGGGTGTAATTATATTACTCGTAGTTGCGGTAATGTGTTGTATGTTTGTCATGCCAGCCCTTGGTTTTGGTGCATGGACACTTTTTAAGAAGGACGATAAAGAGGAAACAGGTGACGATAAAGATGAAACTTCTGGTCCACAACTTACATTCGATCAAGATGCAACAAAAACTATAAATGAAAATGAGAATACGGAACCAGCCGACGAGACTGACGATACCGACGAGACTGCCCAGGTCGATGACTCGACGACATCCACGTATAAAATTGAATACGCAGGCGGGGGTGACGGAAGTGATGCTATAGACCTTACTTTATCATGGACGAACGGTACGGGTTTTGATAAAGTTGACAAACTTGTATTCGTGAGAACTGTTAATGGTAAGGAATTACAAACTAAATCAACTACCGATGAAACCGAAACGTCTAACGACGGTAAAGGTAGTGTAACGTTTGAGGGAGCTAATATAGCTGACGGGGTTGATTCTGCAGTCGGTACCAATAAGGTTGAAGTGTTCGCATATGATGGTGATGAACCTTTAGCTGAGGGTAAGTCCTTAGCTTCTGTTACGATTCCAATATCACAAGACGATCTGGACCAAACGTACGAAGGTCCTTACGGTGATCTTACTATACCAGTAACACTTTCTGCAGGTTCAATGGATCTTAAAAAAATTATTAAGAAAACGTATTATAGTATTTCACACGCACCCGAGTATTGGTTTGAAATTGAAAAGAGTGGTGATAATGTTAAGTTTAAACGAAAAAGTGGTATGTATTTGAGCATTGGTGGTGTAGACGTGTTTAGGCTACAAAAGTATAAAGGTCGACTCGTTATAATGAATACAGGTACGGATAAAATTTACGTACCTGGTCGAGGAATGCGCGTAAAGAGCGAAATGTCTACAGAAGAATATTGGTTAGCTCAGTGTGATTTAATCGGTGCGTCTTTAATTGCGGGAAATGAAGAAGGTAGTGTTCGTCAAGGTATAGATTTCGTCTCACCAAATGGAAAATTCTTTGCTATTTACCAAAAAAGCGATGGTAATTTCGCTGTTTACAAGGGTTCTGGGTCTAGTGATAATAAAGGTGTCATGTGGTTATCGGGTACAAATGATAAAATTAAAGATGGACAGATTGTAATGCGCCCTCGATACAATAATGAAACCTACGCGGCGTTATCGTTCAGTTCAACAAAAGATTTGGCCGGTGGTAATATAAAAAAGGAAATGATATCTACTAATACCGGTGTGAAACCATATAAATTATTAATATCGGACGTGGGTAGACTAGTTGTTACGGATTCGAATGGTCAGAATATGGTAATGAGTGGCGGTGGTGACAATCTTCAACATTTTTTCCAATCGACACACGGGGGTGTTTGTGGTACCGATCTTTCAAATAGTTCTAACCAAGGTGGAAATAACAATCAAAAACAACAGGTATGTGCGAAAAAGTGTTTCGATATTAACGAATGTATTGGTTACGTAATGAATGCTAATACATGTTTCTTTAAAAAAGCAAATTTTCTCAATACTGGAACACACACTGAACAAGCGTGTATAAATGCACACAAAAAAACTCGTTTGAATAACACTGATAAATATGACGAAACGGGTTTTAAATATAGAGCAGGTACATGTGGCGCAGTAACTAAACCGACGAACATGAACGATGGACAATACGCAGGAATTGTGGGTCAATGTCCCGGTAAATTAACTCCTGAAGCGTGTGTAAGATCTCAATTATGTACTTGGAATCCCGTAAATAGTAATAAAAAGTATTCTTCATACTCTACAAATGATGGAATATCAGCACCAGGTACGATTGAAACATTTTCAACCGGGCGCCAATTTGATGATTGAAAAAATGCGAAATATTGTCTCGAGGAATTAATGGAGTCTACGATGTCCACAAACTTTAAAGCGACTGCAAATACTGAGGCAGGTAACGCATGTTCTATAAAATATAATTGTGCACCAGATATATGGTTTTAATGTTTATAAGTTAAAGAAAACCTAAGTTTATTTGGTTTAAAAAATAAAGTTAAGAATTAA